AGTTACAATAGTCACAGGAATCTTCAAGTGCTTTGCAACACGGTCAGCCGCCATCACTGCCATATCAAAATAGATATGGTTTTCGTTATCAAACGCAGCAATAAGGCAACCAATATTAGAGTTGACGGGCATTACGAATCTTTGTAAACTCTTCGTATTCTGCGGCAAACTCGTTCATGACTTCCCACCAACGACGCTGACAAATTTCTAATAGTTCATACGCAATAACTTTAACTGGAACATCATATGCATCCATCATATAAATTTTTCCATCAAAATCTGGTGAAACATATGGACTTGGTATCCATGCATGTAAGAAAGCAATAAGTTCTTGGGTCACAATAAACATACCGCCATTATAATTCACGGTCATTCGTGATTCAATAGCAGTATTGATATTTTGTTTTGCCAGTTCACGGTCATACGCTACTCTGGCTGCATCACGCAATTCTTCTGTGTTCATAAGAGAATTATAACAGACTAGTTAAGTGTTGTCAAATAATATTAGGCTTGAGTATTAACCGTATTTGTAACAGTTGGGGTTCCCCAAGTATTAGTAATATAAGTTGTTTCTGGATAACCAATATTTATTGAGGCATTGGTTGAACCAGTATTTGTATAACCAAATGCATTGGTATCATTATCTGTAAATGTTAGGGTTGCAGTAATAGTTCCACTACCGTTATAACTAAATTTCAAATCAATAGAGTTAGCATTATAGTTAGCATTACCAGTACCAGTTTCTGTCATTGTGAAAAATGAGGTCGGTGTTGAAGTTAAGTTAAAGTATCCACTTCCACTCAAATAAGTTCCACGAGTATATGTTCCAACAGTTCCTTGATGTGAAAATGCTATTGCGAGCAATGTAGTGGCATTATAACCAGTATTAACAAAGCTATTCCAAGTTGCAGGTGTAATTGTATTGCCGTTTGAAACGACTTGAATATATCCGCCAGCATTGAAGAAATATCGTGCTTGTGCATCACTACCAAACGCAATAGTCCAAGTTTTTACACTACTTGTATGCCAAGAAGAACTATTACTTGTTGAAGCGTAATTTGTAACACTATTGGTATAAGTTGTAAAACGATTGTTTTGCAAACTTGTGATAGCAGTATCAACTGCACTCAAATATGTGATAATACTACCCGATGTTGGTTGTGCAGGAATACCAGTAGTATTGTTAAACTGATGTTGTTGCATGCTCTGCATACGAGCAATGAGTGTAGCCCAATCAGTTGCAGGAACAATAGAGCCAGCAGAATTAGTAGCGACAGTTGTGGATTGTCCATAACCATAGTTACCAGAACCCGTTCCCCACAACTGATTAACACTCGCTACACGAGTATTAAAGTCACTTGCTTGAATTAGTCCACCACTTGCATAAGTCATTGTTTAGTTCCCACACTTCTATTTATTTAACGCCGACAGCAACTTCAATAATTTGAATACTGCTATCTGCAATGTCAGCCATTGCCTTACCAAGAATACAACCATGAACAAACAGGGATGGGTCTAACTTTTGACCAACGCCTACCTCATCGCTTGTTACAACACAATCACCTTTGGCAATCGGTCCACGTACTTGAACACCAACACGACCAATTACTGCATATGTTTCACAGGAAAAATAACCAAAGTTAGTTAGTACAAGTTCTGGATCACCTGTTTGATCAATTGCGACGCCAGCAACTCGTGGATCATGTGATTGCGTGCTTAGTTCAATATCACGGTCGCCACCAAATACCACAATGCTGTTTTGTGGAATTTCTGTGCCATCTTCTTTATAAAATGATACTGCTACTACTGACACAACTAATTCCTTATCTAATACCGATTACTACTTCTACTAACTTAATGCTATCATCATCAATACTATCAAGTGTTTTTCCAACAATGCAACCAGGCGTATACTTAAACATATCTAGTTTTTCACCAACACCAGCAATATCGCTGCTAACAATACAATCACCTTTATTCACTGGACCTTTAACACGAACAGGTACACGACCAGTTAAAGCAATAGCACTTCCAATATCACTTATTGTGCTATTCATAAGATAAGCAGGATTTTTAGACATAACACCAATTACACGAGAATCATGTGATCTAGTAGAAACGGTTACTTCTTCACTTCCGCCAATTACCATAATATCATTAGGACCAGCAATTGTATCTGAAATATAATTTTCAGCCAAGTCAGCATATTTTGCAGTAGTAGATACACCACTAAAGGTCGTACCAACAAAATTTGCAGCATAGATATTATTAAAATATTGACTACTAGTGCCGCCAATATTAATGCTTGCGTTGCTGCTTGGAACAATTGCTCCGCTTACTGTTAAACTTGTTAACGTACCAACACTTGTAATATATGGTTGAGCATTTGTTAAAATTTGTCCAGTTACAGGTGGTGCACCTGTAAAAATATTTGTACTAACATTATAACCAGGTTGAACGGTTGTAAATCCACTTATATTTGTAACAGGAGTAAAAGTAGCACTTCCGCTCAAAATACCTATAATAGTATTACCAATATAAAAAGCAAGAACTGTTGGCGAACCACCACCAACCGCTGGTATGCTTAATGCAGACGCTGTGGTTTTTTGTTGTGATGCAGTATATGTAGGACCAACTATAACCCATGCACTGCCAGTATAAACATTTATTTGCTGATTTGTTGTATCATACCACAAATCACCCTGTATTCCATTAGTAGGCGCAGTAGTTGAACTTGTAATACTGCCAATACTTCGCCAAGCAGCACCATTATAAATTTGTAGCAAACTTGTTCCATAATTGTACCACAACTGTCCAGTAACAGGATTAGTTGGTGCCCCAGAACCTGCAAAATTTTGCAAAAGATTAACTAAATCTTGTTGTAATAATTGACCATAGTTTGGATAATTTTTACCAACCAAGGTTAAACTGGTGCTATTATCAGATACGCCCTGTTGAATGTTTATAGGAGCAGCTTGGTTTGCAACTGTAATTGTATAAGTCATGTTATCACCACATTAATAAAAGTATTTATCAAACCAAACTTATATTATGATTGCTTCAATCAGACCTATGCCGCTATCACTGTAATCTTCTAATGCAATACCAAACATCCACTGGGAATCATCAGTTTGAGCGACAGCAAGACCATGTGCTGTTCCAATAAGTGATTGTCCTTTTGTAACTGGACCAACAACTTTAACAGGAACACGTCCCTTAAGTGCCACATAAACGCCACCATCAAGGTCGCTGTTCATTTTGTAAGCAGGATAAGCAGATATAACACCAATTGCACGAACTTTTGCACCACTGTGTTTAGTAATTTCTGCTGCACCACCAACCATCATAACAGTGCCAACATCATAATCAGCATCAGGTAAATATTTTTCTGCTAAGTCGGCATATTTTGCGGTAGTACTAGTTCCAAGAAAGTTTACTGCATATACGTTATTCCAATACCCAGAACCTGTGCTGCCAAGATTTAGGCTTGCATTTGCACTTGGCACAACACTTACTGCCACAGCACCAAGATAACTTGCAACATTAGAATTGCCATAATTTGAACTTACAAACGGTGTGCCATTTGCAAAATAGTATGCACTGCTATATGTTGCAGTATTTGCTATGTGGTTTGCGCCATAAACGTTTGCAGTTTGTGCTGTAATATTACCACTGCTTGAAATCGATGACAAAGTTCCAACGCTTGTAATATATGGTTGTGCATTTGTCGCAATAACACCATAATGTGAGCTACCAACATTACCAACTACATTAGCGTTGATAGTAGGTGAAGCAATAGTACCTTGTGAATTAATAGTACTCGTAGTTGTTATTGTAGTAAATGCACCACTATTTGGTGTATTAGCACCAATTGCGCCAGTAAGATAACCACTTACTTGCCCACCGTTACTTGCCGTGAGGCTACTAAATGCAACTGCACCATTAACTGTCAAACTGCCTAATGCACCATAAACTGTGCGCCAAGTAGTTCCATCATAAACATTGAGATATTTGAATGTGTTATCCCACCATAGCTGACCTTGTACAGGATTTGGTGGATAGTTGCCAGCACTATTACTAAAATTTTCTAGAAGATAAACAAAATTTTCATTTAAAGCGGTGCCATAATTAGTTAATGCATGACCTATAAGTGTCAAACTTGTTGCACTTGAATTAGCAGTTCCATCTGCAACTGTTGCTAACGAAGAACCGTTATAGTGATTTATTATATATGCCGTCATTGCATTTGAATCCCACTAACTATTTATGGGTTTAACCAACTAAACGAATACCCATATTACAGTTTTGATTGCTTATCTGACCACCAGTGTCTGTTGCAAATACTAATTGCAGATAATCACCAGCATTGCAGCTTATGTATCCACTTGCATGAAGTGGAATAACTGTATTATCGCTTGTTCCACTAACAGTATTAGCATTTACTGATTTACAATTTATACCGCTATCGCTTTGATTTTTGTTCCACGTCAACAAATGTGTTATATTTGCATAGGCTGAGTTTGGATTGCCAAGTGCTATAACACTACCAGTAACATGATATATACCACTTACAGGACATGTAAACACACCAGTTGTAGTATTCATATAACCACCAATATTACAAAGGGTATTTGTAGGAATAAATGGATTTGGTGTTGTTAAACCACTTCCAACAAAATTTCCACCTGTTAAACCTGTTCCGCTGTAGACAGGATTATATGGTGTATTAACTCTACCATAAGCGTCTACAATCAATAAATTATTACCACCTATTTGAACTATAAAACTATTAGTGCCACTTACACGATTTAAACCATCATTTGATGTAAGTGGACCGATTGTAATCCACTTTAAATCATCATACATTTTTAGCTGTTGGTTTACTCCATCCCACCACAAATCATAAATTTGTGGACTTGATGGTGTTGTATCACTAAAAATAATATTTGGCAAGTTTTGCCAATAATTTGAATTGGTTCCACCTCGATAAAATTTCAATGCATTATTAGCACTATCATACCATATTTGTCCAACAAGCGGAGAATTAGGTGCAGTTGGATTAGAAAAATTTTCAAGCATTTGTACCAAATTTGTATTAAGCAACTGCCCATATGTTGGAAAATTTTTTCCTATAAGTGTAATACTGCTTGCGCTAGTATTAACTGTACCATCTGCAATAGTTGCTAGTGCCGCTCCATCAGTAAGATTTATATAAAATGTCATCGGTTACGCCTGTGAAGTTAAATTGGTTAAGGTTTGAATACGAACAGTATAATCAATTTGAATTAAACGGTTTAGACTTTTTTGAATTGGGTGAAAAATAACATGCGTAATTAAATTACCAGCATCAACTGTGTTACCATTCCAAACTTTAAGACCAAGTTCGTCAAAAACAAAAGTATCATTAAAATTAGTTGTATTATCAAAAGCTTGTTGTCCACTAGGTTCGCCATAATCTAGTGTACATGTTACAAAAATATCACTATAAACAGTTCCAGTAGTATGGCGAATCTGTATATTATTTCTAGTAGGGTCTAAATTATAAACACTGTTTGGATCAACTACCTTATAATAAGTTTGATTATACAGGGCACTATTGCTGCCGCTTGTATTTGTTGGAAGATATGTAATAACACCAGTTGGGTCTACACTGGTTCCGCCATTGCCAAACGCCATTTCACTAATCCAACCCTGTCCGCCATTACTCATTGCATTAGCTATTGCTAATGAAAAATTTTCATAATGAATTGCATTACGTTTATTAAGTAATACTTCTCCAGTATTTGGATCATGTATTTTAATATGTCCCTGCAATAATAAACCGCTAGTTTCATTTGGTTTGTTCATTTTTTTGTTTCCATTAGATTCATTTGTATTTATTGGTTTTTTATCCGCAGTTTTATTCATTATAGTTCTCTTATAAATTGTGCATAACTTGTTTGACTAGTTTGTAAACTTTCACCGACACCCGTGAATGAAACACCTTGATAAAAACTTTGACCTGGGTTAAGCAGAATATTTTTACCAGCATTATTAGTTATATATGTTGGACCTTGGTTGAAATTATTAACTGCGGTCCAGTATGCAGCATTAGTTGGAATATTTCCTACAGTTTGAGCAGTAGCTTGATATATTACTCCATTATACGATACAACAGAATTTCTTGGGTATGTTGTTACTTGTGAAAAACTTTTAACATTTGTATAATCTGGTATTGTAATGAGCACATCACGGCTATTTGGTATTTCCAAAGATGAGCTACCATCAATTATTTGTGTTCCTGAAGAATGTACTTGTGGTGCACCTGTGCCCGCAGTTCCACGTCGCAATTGCCCAAGACGATTATTAACAACATCTTTGATGCCATATATTATTCGCTCGCCATTAATAAAAACAACACCAGCTAAGTTATGTATTGGATCGGGGCTACTTAAATTAGCCACAGTTTCACAATAAATCCATTCATCAGCTAAATTTAAATCAGTTGCCAAGAATGTAGATTTACTAGGGCGAACAGCATAATATCTAGTATTATTTTGTAAATCTTTAAAGATTCTATACTCAATTGCTTCTTCACGTATCACATTATTCCAAATACGAACGCAGAACACATCACTCGCACTTACATTTAAGCTCGCACTTAATTGAATAGTTGTTGGATTTATTAAAATAAAGTCAACATATGGAATAAGTGGTGTGCCGCCAGTTGCTCCAGTAATTTTACGTGTAATATATATTTGATTTATATTATATACTGGTGCTGGTATAACATAGTAAGTTCCAAATGGCAAATAAGAATTTAACTCATTATCAAATCCATACAAGTCAAAGCCAAAAGTATCTATACCATCATCAATTGCAGCAGATGAAGATGTACTACCGCTAAACAATTTTACATACATAGTTGTAGCGTCATGATTGCCTTGTGTCATAACTGTTAATCTTGAATTATTTGGTATAATTAGATTTGGATTTAACCATAATTTATTTTTGTCATAAATTTTGAAATCGCTTTGACTACTATCACTAATGATAATTTTGCTTCCAATAATTGGTGCGGTTGTAAATTGAATAACTGGCATTGCAACATTTGTTGGATCATGATAAACAGTATAATCAACCCCACGATTGGCAATAACACCATTAACCGTAACTATAATTTCACCATCTGTAATTCCTGCAATATTTTCAACCCACGCGCTTGTCAAACTAAAATTAGTAGTCAGCCCATCAGCAGTATAGTAACTTTGTTGTGGCGGCAATAGGTCACTGCCGTTTAAACGCACCATTGACCACATGCTGTAAGGTTGTAGATATTCCTCTGGGTTAGAAAGTGTAAAATTATAACCATTGGGATAAGAAGGATTAGTAATAACAAACGTTTGTTCAAATATTTCGCTGTAAGCACGAGTTCCTAAAGAAACACCATACAAATGAACTTGAATGTAACTACCTGCTACAGGTGCTGTAGCAAATCTTACTACCAGAGTATTGATACCATTTATCAGACTATTCACTAATGTCCAATTACTTACTGCTTGACCATTAACTTTGACATATGCTTGTTGCACTGTAGTAATAACATTATCAGGTATAGCAAAATCAGTAGTTACTCCATTTGCAACATACTCTTGATCAAACAGCGGATTAATACCGTTACTACCAATCATTAATACATACCAGAATGTACCACGAGTTGGCGTATAATTAAGATTTACAGTAAATTGCTGCCAATTAACTGTATAATCAACGCCTTCAGCTATAGTTCCAAGAGATTTATCTACAATTAATAGTTTTTCAATACCACCTACTGGCAAAGAAACACCAGTAATACTTGGATCAAAACTAAAATATTTTTGACCTTGATATGTTGATATTATAGTTTTTATATCTGCGTTGCCGCCTTGAACTGGTAGAGTGCGAACTTTAATGTTGAGTGTATCAAATGTGCTTGCTGGAATCAATTCTTCAGGAGCATTGCTACTATAAGTGTCAATGAAACCACCACCTAACACCACAATATCTTCTGTTCGTAATCCTAGTCCAGTATCTTTAAATGAACTTTGAATAATTGTGTCTTCGGTTTGATCACCATATATATCGATTACGTTTTCTATATTTTTTGTAACATAATCATAAGTCAAAGTGTCATAATTATTGATATCATAATTTGGTAGTGTTTTAAAATTTGGTCCTTTAATTTTATTTCCACCGTACTCTATTCCTAACATTAATTGAGCTAGGTCACGACCAGCCATACCTGAAAGGGGAGAATAGTATGCCCATATACGATCAGCAGCATTATCTAAAAATAAACCATTATACGGAGTTAAGTTATTAGTATCAAAGAGTAAGCCACTTGTAAAATTGTTTGCTGCAAGATAAGCACTATTTTGATAAACAACTATATCAAATTGTGGATAACTGGTTTCTGGATACCATATTTTGACACGTAGCAATAAAAATTTAGTAATATCAAAAGTATTAGTGCTTGTGTGCGCAACAATTACACGATATGGTTCACTATTATAAACTACTACAGTATCAATAGCATAGTTAGTATTTTTTTGCCAATCTTGAATATTGTTGAAATAAGTGTAACGATCAAATTTAATATATGTATCAAGATTACGCACAACACCGTTGTTGAAAATAGCAACAGCAGTTGCGCCGCTGCCTGGTCCAATTACTTTTACTTTTGCATATGTAAAATCGCTTGTGCTACTAGTTACAGTGATAGTATATATAGTGCCATTTAAGATATGCGGCACTGCGGTTGCACTTTTACCATCACCTTCAATAAGAACAGTAGTAGTACCATCATACCCACTGCCACCGTTGCCAACATCAATGCGTACAATTTGATACCCATGGTTTGCAACCCAAGGTTGATATACTGAGGTATTTGCAAGAACGCCAGAATCCAAAATATTGCTTTGTTGCGGACTGCGATATTGTTTAATACTAGCATTATAATAGGGTTGTAAGTCAAAGTCTGTTGTATTTGTTTGTACAATATCTAAATTATTATTATTATCATATTTTGCAATATATTGTTTTAATTTAGTATGATATGGTTTAACTTCTGCAAAAAAATCTGTTACAATATTTTCTGGTTGTGGAAGATATACTGGCAATTGATCAAGTCCGCGAACTCGATTGTATATGTCAATAAATGAAGTTTTCATTAACCAATCTGTAGAAATATTTTGTTGCACAATAGTATCAAGCATAAGTGAAATTATCGATTTAAAACTTGTACGATATTCATTGTTTAAAAGATAATCACGAATTATATCAAATATTTTTGAAAATTCTAGGTTACTGTCTGTATCAAATCCTACAGTTTCAAAACTATTAGTTTGGAATCCTTGTTTTGCAGATTGCAAATCATAAAGATTACTATTAAACTGTATTGTTGCATTTTGTTGTGCAAGCAATTCTAAACTGTTGGTTGTTACAACAACAAGTTTCCACCCACCGCTATTACTATTTTTGATATAAATTATATCATTAACATTTAATTTTAGCGTACTGATTTCACTTTCCTTATCGACAGTACTAGTTATTGGTGTTTGGGCATTATAAGCTGAACTATACCAATCGCTATAACTCCAATAATTGTTTAAATTATAGGATTGAACTTGGATAGTTTCCCAAATTCTTGTATTTGGAAAAGTAACATTAAGTTTGTATAGACTCCAACCACCATTCCAAGATGAACTATCGCTTTCTACTAGAACTAAATCACCGTTATTATATGCATTTTTATCTAGATATCCCAATTCTGTTAAATTTTGAACTTTAATTTTATAAGAATCTGAATTTGGTAGCGGATCACGGGCGTTAAGTTTTAATATAGTTTCAGGGCGAGTTAATGCCATAGGATAAGTTGCGCATATTTTATTAACTTGTTCTATGTAAAGTTTACGTGCAGTATAATGCCCAACAAAAAGACTTTGGCGTGGACGAATGTCTAAACCGTATTTTTGTTTTTCTGGAAGTTTTGGGTCTGGAACAATTCTACCGCTGCTATCCTGTCCTGTCAAACTATCATTTAATTTGTTGATAAATTCAGTAGCAACACCAAATTCTGTACCATCATCGAACATGGTCCATTCACTGTGTATAAGTTGTGGTTTTAAGGTATTTTTATATTCAATTACTAAATTTGTATTATCACTGACTAAATTTTGCGCATTATACAACGCTACTGCACTTGGGCTGATAACGGCTGCAAACGGTTGATTACTAGAACGAGGATTTGCAATACTATTTTGAATTTCTAATGCACTTGGTCTAATATTATTAATATCTGGTAAAGTTGAATTTTTAACCCAGAAATAATATTTGGTTACCGCTACACCACTTACTGGATCAACTACTACACGAGTACTATAAACATCGTTAACAGTATAAAGAGGACCACTTAAACGATGTCTTTTTGCATATTCTTTAGGCAATAGATCGCTTTCTACCCATTCGTAAACATTAACAATGCTTTCTGGAAAAGCCAATCCCCAATAATTAAATTTATTCAGAGTTGTGCCTTGACGATTATCATAATACTTTATAGAATTGGTATCCCACCATAACTTGCCCACATGCTCCGAACCCCAATTATTTTTAGTATCAAAAGAAAAACTTATAGTACTTGGAACATTGCTATACACTGCTGGATCATAGTTAATTACATAATCAATATACTTTTCACTACTTTCTGGTAACTGATTATATGCTAAATCAACTACTGGCAGATCAGCTATAAGCTGTTGTGTAGTATCATTATAGATATAAATTCTATCAATCATACGACTATCATATTCTGCGCCTTGATTTCGAATAGTGTTCCAAATACGATTTTTGTACTGGTTATAATAAACATACATTGAACCAGTTGGGTTGTTTAACACATGTGCATGTGGTGCTCCCACAAGTATAAAATTATCACTTATGTCAATAGCAGTAGAATATGCATCAAGACTGTTTGCAGAATTGTTCATTAACATTCTGCCATAGGCAAACAACCCCTGATTAGTAGCAGTTTCAGTTTGACTTGGCTGATACTCAAATACGTGTGCTGCGCCGCTTCGATAAATGATACTGTAAAATTGTATAGTTTTCTGATCAAATGTAGTATTTCCACCATCAAACATAGTTACTATTTTAGAATTACCGATAGTTGCCCCAACTACAAGAGTATTATTATCTGGGCTAATTGCAATATGGTCACCAAAATTTTGTGTATCTTGTAACATTGGGCTGTATAGTTTTTGTGATAATTGCCAAGAAATTATTCCCATTGCAGCCAGTGGGTCACCATATTCGTTGCGCAATCTTAACTTATTATAATCAACAAGAATATCACTATTAATTTGGACTGTGCCAGTAGCAGTAAGATTTGCATTCACGCCTGGAATTGCTGCAGAATTTATATCACGAACACATTGTGCAGCATTGCCACCAGTGAATGTAACTAGCCAATCATTAATGCGAAGTTTTGTACCACTAGGCATGTTAACATTTACAATAGTTCCAGTTGCAACACCATATTTGCGTGGAATATTAACAAAATGATAGACTGCTCCATTTTGGCTACTACTCGTATTAACACCAGTAGCACCAACATAGATATCACAATCATTCTTATTAATTTTTACACTTTGTCCAAATTTTGCATTATTTTGACCAGTATCCATTGTAGCTATCTTAGTAACAACAAACTGATTAGTTGATACTGCTACTATGGAGCCACTACTTGGTAAACTAGTTACTGTAACGTTATTATTAGAATAATCAAATGTGGCTGAAGCAGACACACCATCTATGGTGACACTAGGATAGGTTATAAGATTTGGCGTAGTTATTGTAGTGCTATTTGCAAATGCATTACTTAAGTTAAATGTAGCAACACTGCCATTTGCAATGAAATTTTCAACAGTGCGTTCAAAAACATAAGCTTTACCTGCACCAGTATAACTATTTACAAGCGTAGCACTGCTACTTGGTGCACCAACAATAACTTGACGACCATCATCAGTGCAATGTACTGTAGTTCCAAAACCGATTGATTCTGGATCATCGGTAATTATCTGATTAATTTCTTTATAGTAATTTTCATAGGATATGTAAATGTTTACACCATTTGCAGGCGCAACTGCAAATGTGATACTATCTTGACCTGGTGTTCTTATATAATCAAGGTCTGGGATTTGTAATATGCCACCTGCAAAAACTTTAATATCTCTGCTACCAAGATTTTTTCCTAATGCAGTTGATGGATAATAAAAAGTTGTAGTTAAACCATCGCCGCTTCTTTTGCTATTGCTGCCATTTACTGTTTGGTATTGATAGACAAAAACTTTACCTACGGTTGGTTCACCAACAAACATCCATTTACTATCATTGCTTAGCGCAACACCTCTACCAAATTGACTGTTTGGAGCAATGTTAGAGTATATTCCTATCTTTTGGTTAGCGGAAATCGTTGCATTATTAGTTAAACCAATAGTATTGTATGGCGAACCTCTGACTATACTAGTAATAACAGTGCCATTTGGAATAACACTTCCTATGATAGGGTTGCCAACAGAAACATTAGCAAGATTTTGAATTCCACTTGATATAAAATATGCATTTACATTGGGAGTTATTGCTGTCACTGCTTGCGCAATATAACTGTTTGAGGTAACAAAAGTTAATATAGCATTATTGCCAGTAAGTACTTTATTTGAAAGAGTAAGAACATGGAATCCGCCAACATTTGGAATTATAATATCGCTGTTAATTTGTGAAATATAAGTTCCTGATGGTATCAAATTTCCTAAAACAGGCATAGTATTTGCTGTAATACCACTTATACTTTGTGTATTACTAATATAGATATTTGCATTACTGCTTGTTAAATTTGCATAAAGTGTTTTATAGATACCGGCGTTACTAGTAAGAATAGTTGCAGTTTGATAATAATCAATCGGCGCACTATTAGACATTGCAATATAGCTTGGTGTAGCATTAGTAAGATTTGCAATTTTTGTACCGCTTGGAATTCCATTACCGCCAACGCTCATGCCTACTGCAAAATTAGAAAGATTATAACCGCCTTGCGTAGCAGCATTTGCAGTTGCATTTTGTATTGTAGTATTGCCAATTAGAATAAAAGAATTGCTTGTTGCAACAGGACCACTAATAATATATAAATTATCATAGTGAACAGCTTGATTTAATGTAACCGAATCACTAACAACATTTGCTAGATACACTGTTCCTTTTGAAAAAGACGGAGCCGAAATAGCTGCAATACCGCTGCTATTAATATCAACATTTGAACCAAAACTAACTGCACGACTATCTGGGGACAGAATTCCATATTCTTGCCAAATATTATCGTTAGATTTTCCATAAACAAATGCTTGACCGGTTGTGTTTTTCCCGCTTGCACCAACTATGGCAAAGCCCTGTGTGCTGTTTATTTTAATACTACTACCAAAATAATCACTTGGGTTGGTAAAAACTGGACTACGATATCCATCATATGCCCAACTATCTGTATTTTGTTTTACTTCCCAACCAGTTGGACCATTGTCAATATAAACAATTTCACCTAAATCCCAACCACGAACAGGTGTAAACTTAGTCCAATCTGTAATTGTACTATAACGAACATTAGTTAGCTTAAAGAGCGTTGCGCGTAAACTTCCGCTAGCAACCGTAATGTTATTAAGAATTTTTACAGTAAATGTATTGCCCGATGCGCTGCTTATGCGATAAAAACCACTTAAATCAAGAACACCAGTAGAACTACTTGCATTTACAATTGTGCCATTCTTAATCATAATATAATCATACTTGACTAGATTATGTGCTGTATTTGTAGTAAAAGTTAATTCACTTGGAGATGTTTGGTTAACATTTGTTAAGTAAACTGCTCCTGTTCTGCTTAAGCGATATACTCCCCATTGATTGGCGGTATCTGCGGCAATCCATATTTTACTTGCTTCACCTAATACTGGGTTTAAACCACTAATGTTATAAATTTTATTAATATCATACACACTAGCATTAGCATCTAATGGGCTTACTGGACCAGCATATGGAATTATTTGTTTAGAAATTTCAGTTTGTGCAAATGGTGTGGTTGTATAACTCTGTGGAATTTGCGGAGTCAAAAGCAAATCACTTGGCTTAATTGAGTTATATTCAGTATTACGAGAATCATTTTGATTAATAAATTCAAACAAATACTGACCATTTATTGTATTTGAATTGCCAATATTAAACTCAATTTTGCTAATATTATTTGTGCCACCATAATTGCCAAGTTTAATTGCCCATTGTTCTACAAGAGTAATGTCACTATCAAGATTAGTCTGATTATTGCGCAAGAAAGCATTGATAACCGCTTGAGAACCTTTTTGGTTTATCATGCCCAAATAAAATTTATACTGAGTGGTTAAATCTGAGCCAAGGTCCGTAAAATATTGACGTTGTTGGAAACCAGTTGCATGTTTACCTAGTAAATCTGCTGCACTGTTAAGATCAGCATTATCTGGATCATAAAAATTAGTAAATTGGGCAGCACCACTTGCCATATTTGGAATAAGTTGTTTGTTTAGCAAAGTGCCATTAATTAGATACCAATCACTGGCAACAAAATTTGCCGTACCTGGTATAAAATTTTGTGCAGCATAATATTGTGTTTTGAATAGTACAATATCGCCTTTATAGTAATCAGTAAATGTTTGCCAATTTGGAATTTCGCTTACATTTACAAAGAAACCAGGCGCATATAAACTACCATTCCAACCTTGTGTTTTAATTCCATCTAGTCGTAAACGAAATTGGCGACTGCCAACTTGTTCATCATATAAGATGTCATTGAACACAGTTTGATTATCAAATATAATGGCATGCTCATATTGTACAATAGAAATATCTAATAAGTGAATTCCTTTGCGTGTATTTTTTAAATCAATAACAAAACTATTATCTTCACGATATACACGATAATCTTTGCCAGAAAGAGTTGTTCCATCACTATCTACAACTTTAGTATAATTGTTTGTATTTGTTATCTTATCAACAACACCAAATGGACTAGAAAATTTGATACTTGTACCGGCAGGCGTTAACCCAATGACTGTATTGTCTCCCCAATTTTGCTGGTCCCAGAATAAAAATTCTTTTGCAGCAAGAGTCCAATCAGCTACAGTTTGAGTATTTGGAACATTGTCTGTAAAGACAAAGCCTTGATTTACAAGATGACGCCCGTAACTTACTAGAAAATCAACTGTTTGTTGAGCCGTTGCAAAAAATGTACCATATGGATACGTAACAATATTATTACTGCTATCTTCATAAATTACTGCACTGCTATTGCCAACACGAATAGTAAAGTTATTGCTGCTTACTCGGCTAGGTACGGTAAGAAAATATGGTCGTAGCTTATCAAATCCACTTACTTGGTATCCACCTGTTACTTTTTGCACTACAACTGCGCTGTATATTGCACGAGAAACAGGTGCACCTTTAGTAACTTTAACTTTATAATTTTCGCTTGGAATTAAAATACTTACATTTTTACTTTGTGGGCTTACTTGATCTGCAGTTATGGTTAAGTAACTTTGATCAGTAAAGCCAGCAATTTTATAAACAAGATTAAATGTACTGTTATTTGCTACATCAATCCAATTTATTGTAGGATCAAGATTATTACTTAAAAGATAATCACGAATCCAAACATTTATGCCCGGTATATACTGGTTTGGTCCGCTTACACTATAATCAAATATACGACTATTACTATTAATATTAATAATTTGATTTAATTTTGAGTTGAACTGAATATCACGTGTATTATATTTTAGTGCACAATATTGCGCTGGTCTTGCTAAGAACCAAGCAAGTTGAATCGCAAAAGGATATGCACTGCTACGACGCCATGCAGTTTCTTGTGGACTTTGATCTCCTATAGTCCAAGCATTTCCGCCAGTATTAGCGTCATATGTGGCAATAACCGATTCTAGAGGAGGTAATAGATTGCCATGGCTATCAACTGGGATTATTTTACTTAAACCAGGTCTGCTGTAACTTGTGTTAATATAGGTTGCATTTGGATTACCATTATAGATTAACCCAAGTTCTAAATCGCCCCATAGTAATTTGTTTTCGCTGCTATATGGCGCTGGTCCATAACGAACTTGCCACCAACTTGGTTTTTGTACAAATCCTAACATTTCCCAAGGATGGGTATGTGGACGATCTGTGTCATAAAAATATTTGTATATACCACGCCAATAACCTGGAACATTATTTCCAAACAAACGATCTATGCCAGTGGCATAATTGAAACTAAAAAAATCACCAGTAAGAGTATCGTTTTTAAAAATATCTACATTGTTTTGATTTGCCCAAGTAAGATAACTGCCACTTAGCAACTGAGTCCATTCAGCAAAACTATAATCAGTTGATCTAAATGCACCTGGTTCTACACTGCTTAAATCATAATCACTGTTATTAGCATAAGTTACAGCGATATTATTATAAACACGTTTTTCAAATTCAAGTAAAATATAATCACGGTAGTCGCCCCAAGAGACAGTATAACTGCCATCATGACCAATAATCACTGTTTGTGGAGTAAGATAGGTATTGTCTTCAACAATCTCAGGTTTAAACGCTGGATAAAGACCAAGTTTTGTTGGAGTTGCTGGTACATTGCAACCAGTCGTGTCACTATATTCATAAACTGTAATTGTGTCAAGTCTTGATAGTGCAAGACTGCTAGAAAGAGTGATAGAAAGATCATTCAAAGTATAGTCTATACCATTAAGCAATAGTGTATTATTAAGATAAACAAGAACTGCTTTATAATTTTTTGACTTATTTGTATAGTTGTTTACTAGGTTATATGAACGATAGTTGGTATTTTGAACAATATATTCATTAACAATATAATTATTTCCACCAGCAATCATATCAGTATACGCAAAATTTTTGTTATAATTTGCAGCTTGAGCAAATTGCAATAGTATACTATCAACGCAAGCACGGTAATTATGTGGATCACTAAATTCTAAATTGTTAATAAAATCTAGCAACTGAGATTTGAAATTTTGATAAGAATTACTGGCATGGGTAATAGTAAGAAATGGATCAACATCGCTATTTGATAACATAAGTGCCGCTGGTCGCAAACTTGCGCTATGTTGTAATAACTTACCACCTATATCGCTATAATTTAAATCACGGAAATTATTAATACCAGCGGGATTGCCAATCAACCCAACAGTATTATTGCCAATTTCAATTAAATGGTTACGAATTTGACCTAATGTAATTGTGCTAAATTCTGTATTTTCGCTGTTATTAACTAAATTTTTTGGCATAGTATAGGTTTGACCATATACACTGCTTGTTCCATTTATTTTAACAAATAATCTATCACCACTTTGTAAATCATTATTAAATTTGATTACGCTAGTAGTTGAACTTGTTTGCAATTGGAAATTATTAGATGTTTGTAATACTCCATTTACATACACAAATAAGTTATTTTCATAATAACTGTTTGTATAAACTACGCCTAAATCAAAATTATTATTTTTGATATCGGTTGCAGTAAATGTTTTTGTAATAAATTGTTTACTTTTATCTGAAACCGCTGCCCAACCATTAGCAAAGTTGTAATTTTGCCAACCAACTATGATTGCAGCAAAACCATGATTAACAGACAATTGTGTGTCAACATTATTCAAATTATAATTAAAAGTATCTGTAATATAATAATTATCAAATACTATATCGCCAATGTTACCAATATTTTGATAAACTAAAGGAAAACCAAGTTCTTTATCTGCTGCTGTTGATGTTGAGCCTACTGCATAACCAAATAAACGACTGCCAGCAAAGTTGCTACTTGGATAAACATCTTTGTCAGCTAAACTATAGCCATTAATATCAACAAGATCAAATAGCGGAAATTGTGGGCGACTGTTACGAACTTGTGCTAAATTCCACGTGTTGTTACTATAATAAAATACATTTCCCTGATTGATATCGCCTTCCATAGCAACAATATTATCGCCATCATTAATTGTCTGAACAGGAATCAAATGAATTTGAGTTGCACTGTTATCAAAATTAATTGTAGTATTAACTGCAATATCACTTGTTAAATTATTACTAATATAAACAATATTATTTGTAGTATCAATGCTCTTAATAGTTGTATGCGGAGGTATTGCATTTGTATAAATTGCCCAATAATCGGTGTTTAATGGCAGTATGCCATATGAATTTTGTGTGGCAATAAATGTAGTGCCATTATAGTGAACAATTTGACCAGTGGTATAAGATGTAATATCACTATAAAGTGCACCAAAGCTTACTAGCTGACCTATCGCTAGGTTACCGATATCACAATATAACTTATTTGTGCCCACTGCGCTGAAAGCATAGGTATTTTTATTTGAGTAGTTAGGTGTTACTCCGCTGCGAATATAATTAAGCTGAACTTGGTAAATCGTGCGACGAATAGTTGGATCATTTTCATTTACAAACAAAACTGTAGTGCCATCAAGTAGCTGAATACCATCACTATTATAAACACCGTTTGTTTTTAATGAATAACTGTTTTGCCCTTCTACTTGCTCAAATGCATTTGTTGTAATGCTGTCAATACATGTTACACTGCCTGCATAATTTGTGCCATAGTTCCATAATTTTAAATCAGGTTGAAATTCTACAATTGGGCGTTGAGCTTGTTGATTAGCATCAAATACAAATGTTTGATTAGTGTAATTTGCTGCAGCTTGTAATGTATCACGGTGGAACCAACGATTGTTTCTGGTCCAACCATTTCCATCTACACTGGCACGATTGATAGTGATATAATCTTTTTCTTCAGGGCTATTAGTAGTTCCATCAAATCCACCAATGCCATATGGTCTATCTTCGCCAAAAAAATCACCTGAATTAGTATTGATAACTTCGGGCGTTACTAAACCATTATAATCTATAAGTTTAATAGATGTACCTACGCCTTCAATGACATATGTGTTATCTTTGTAACTTGTTGGAGTGACAAGACCAGTAAATTGAATCTTTAAACCATTTGTAAACTGCACACCGTTTGGGCTTGTATAAACACTGCGACCTATAATATCATCTACATTTAATATACTTGAAGGATCAGCATCAACTAAACGTATTTCTCCATAGATAAGTGGATCATCTGCGTCTACGTAATATAGAATGTTTTTTGATGCACTAAGGGTTGGAAATTTTGTAATATTAGATGCATTGTCTTTGAAACTATACACGTGACCATAGGTGTCACCCTGTCCTACAAGCGTTTTATATCCGGCCGCCCAATCAGTTACATACACCAAATTCATATTTCTATAATTTGGATTTGCAACGCTTTGATAGAAATTTATAATATTTGATCCAACAGTAGGAATAGTTTGATCTAGTGTTACAATATTTCCATAAGATATATTATCAAATACTGCTCCATCCCATGGAGATGCATCTGCATCATATCCTGTATCGCTAGTACTTGCCGAAACCGTAGTGCCAACCAATATTCCAGTTCCGATAGCTGCTTGTGTTACTAATATTTTAGAAATTGCAGCAGAATCTGAGATGTAAAAAAGATTTGTAGGAGATGTTACATTAGTATTATAAGTTACGACAGCATCATTAGATGAAGCTGAAGTTGTAGCGTTACTTAAGGTAACAATTCTACCAGAAATATTAGTTATAGTTGTACCTTTTGGTATTCCAAATCCTGTAATTAACTGTCCAACTCCAACATTAGCTACGCTAGCAAGTTCTGCAGAATTAGAACCACTTGTATAAAATGCAGTAGTTGTACCGCCTAATGAAAGAGCAGTAGCTGTGGTAGATACTACGCTATCTACAGAATAAACTCCAACAGTAATATTATTACTTGCGCTGATTGTTTGATTATCAATTATAAGAGTGTTGCCTACTACTTGTGCAATTCTAGTGCCATTCTTAATGCCAGAACCTACTATTAATTGACCAGCATATATGCCTGCTGTACTTGAAACAGAAATACTGCTTTGTCCGCTTGTAAATGACACTCCAGAAATTTTAGCAATTGTAGAACCAGTATACAATACTTGAGTATTGTCGATAGAAATTTGCCAAATTCCACCTCTTTGATTTACTGGAACGTTGTCCCACTCAACATCACTGTTAATTACAATATATTTTTTGTCAAAAGCACGAACACCATCTAAACTATAATTTAAAATGAAATTATCATAATTTTGATTTTGTAGTAGTGAATATGGAACATCAACAATCATATCAACTGATTGTTGTAAATTTGGCAAACTTAAAAGATAATCTTGTGCAGTAGAAAGTGGCACATTAAATGTAATTGCGCCATTGCTAACACCATTGTTATCTAATCCTAGAATATCACGAGTAGAAATGTTAGATTGTGTGCTGCTTAAGCCACTAGTGCCAATCTCAGTTTGAATATAAAATTTGTGTCCAGTTTGCCCTAAATTAAATGTATAGGTTCCACCTCTTACTAGTGTAAGTGTTGGATTGATAGCATCTTTGTACCCATCAATTGTATAACCACTTTTGCCAATACTTGCACTTTGTAATTCTGTTTGATTATTGGCAACATACGCAATACGATGAAAATTATAAGATGCTTGTAAAGGCAATCCACCAGCAGTTACATCTACAGTAAAAGGTCCAGTAGGAACCCAGTAATATTGACGATAATTAGTAATTTTATCAAGATCAATGAATCCATTGTAACTATAATAACGATTAGTGAACAGGCGTTGATGATTATTGTTTAATCCGCCGTCTCCGCTTATCTGGTTAAGCAAATCTGGATAGTTATATACATTATCAATCTTATAGGTATTGCCACCATTTTGAGTTTTCTTAATTACAACACCTGGTTCTAATTGATAAAATTGACTGTAAGAATCGCCTTCTGCAATATAATAATCGCTACTTTTAAAAACTGGGCTTTGATCTTGTTGACCAATATATCCGTAAATCTTCTTTAATGCTGGTTCTTCAATTAATTGATCTACTGTAGCATTTAAAAAACGTTTATTTGTAAGAGTTTGAAAAACACTAGGTAGAAAATTAATACTTTTACGCTTAGTCATATTACACCTTAATAAGTTATCATAGTTGTATTAATACCAGCACTATTAATACCACTTAAAACACCGTTCACCACTTGAATATTATCGACAGTAGCCGCACTTAAGAAAATTTCGTTTGGTTGGCAACGAATTTCATATAGACTACCAAATTTAGCATTTGTATCTGCAGGCAACAAAATCACGCTGCTAATATACCCATTTAATTTTTCATGCAAATAACCAGATAATTCACTAAAGTAGAAAGTATCACCAAAATTCCAATTATCTAATGCAAAGTACATGTTAATTGCATCTACGACACGGCTTTTTATTTCTGTATCACTTAAAGTTGTTGTAGAATTTTTTACTACTTGAATTGTTGCACGTAAACTAGGAGTTGCTTTGTTACCAAATAGCAACTTGTAAATACCAGCATTTAAAATCATCTCATCACTTATCATTTTATAATTAAACAATCCGCCATAACTACTGTTTAACGTAACGCTATCTAGGTCTGCTGGTTTTGCAATTGTGCCTGTATTATCAATTACATAATTTCTATACGCTTCATCATAGCTACGAGTTAACACATATGTATCTATTAAATTTGTAGCAGCAGGATCAATTCTTCGAGTATTTTCTGCATTATGTTGATATTCAAATATTAAATTTTGACGACCTGTATAAACCAAATAATTGTTGCTAACATTTACAACAGTGTTAATACCGTTTATACTTTGAATTTGATAAAATTGTTGATCACTTGTAGCATAAAAAAGTGCATTTATTGGAAAGTTATTGCGCACATAATTGATTGCTGACATCGTAGAATATGCAATACTTACTGTGCCAATATCTAGTAATGAATAACGAATCAAGTTATCTGAATCGGTGTATAATTTAAAGAAAATATAACCAGTATTACTTGTTATTTCGCTGAATATATATGGATCAGTGGGCAATCCACTTGTTTGACTAATTGGATAGGTAACATAGATTCTAGTTGTATCATTATACCCATCATTCATAATCATATTTTTGTATATGTTTAAGTTTACATTGCTTGTAACATTGCTGTTAACATCTAATACACGAATATTATCCTTTACCAGTGTATTATTTCTTGCATCATAAATTGCAGTTGGAGCAACACTGATAAAGCTTACCTGTGAACTGCTACCAAAAATATAATCAAGTTGACGATAGGTAGTAGTATATCTGATACCATCAGTGTTAAAAATTAATAGCCAACTTGTGTCATTAGCACTATACTGTGTTGTTAAATCAAATGGATTAACCTTATCAACATTTGTAATTGGAATAATTGTCCATGGGTCACGAGCACTTGTAGTTTTGGTATAATCATATACAAGTGCAAATTCTGTTTTATTTAAAATATAACTTACCATAGTATTAATAGTAGCATACTGCAGCGTATTTGCAAATGGCGGATATACTTGGCTAATAATAGCACCAGTTGGTATATTTTCACTAATAGTTACTGCACCAATTTTACGACCAGCAACCAACACAGTTGTTGCTCCGCTGCCTGTGATGCTCTGTATACTTGCCCAAATAACGGTTCTATCACTATCCACAAGAGGAGTTCCGCTTATAAGTGTATTGTTTGCATCAAAATAATAACCAGTAGGAGCAACAAATTTAATTAAACTGTTAATCTCTAGATATTTTCTATAGGAAGAAGCAGGCGCACTGTTTGCAATAGCAAGTGGAGTATTTGTTGTATCGCTAGGGCTTAAGAAAAATCCAGTAGATGTGCTTGTATCACTGGTGCTACGACTCCAAGTAGTAGGAGCAAGAATTGTAAAATCTAATGGCGTCCAATTTTCATAGTAGAAATGACGCATTGGATAATCTTCAATTGCCTTCATTACCTGTTCATTGATAGCGTTAATAATATCATTTCGACTTGTATAGCTAAAATTAAAACTACTAGTATGTTGATTCTTATAAAATACACCATCTTTTGCGTATAAATCAGTGCTTGTATACTTTCCAGTGGGGTCAGTAATATCAAGACCACGACTTACACCGCTAGCAAAACGATTTACAGATTTTACTTTAACAATATCACTATAATAGGTATATGGAAATACATTATAATCTTCGCCATTAACCATGCGGTTTTGTGTATAATAGGCTTGTGGCGCTTTTTGTTTGATTTCATTTGTCAAATCACGTCGCGAAGAATTACTTACAGTATATTGCAGTGAGCAACTAATAGTAAAGGTTTCAGTAGTGCCACTGCTACTAATATAAGGCATAGCTATTGAAATATTACTCATATCACTAGGTGTAATACGATAGGTTAAACCATTACTAACACGATAATATGCACGATAATTGCCTAACGGAATCTCACTATAACTGCCGTCACCAAATATTAAATCAATTTGATCATTGATACGAGTATTAACACTGTATAGTGTACGTATACCACGAGCAACACTGTTATAGATAGCATTGCTGCCTGCAGTGCTTGCTACCTGTGTCCATTCAGTGCCAATTGTTCCATTTGTAATTTCATACATCCAAACATCGTTATTATTAATATTTGCAGTATTAATAGCAAATACACGATTTGCTACTTTTTCACTAATTGTAAAATCTGTAGAATTTAAAACACCTTGTTTAAAGAATACAAAAAATCCTGTGTTAGCACTAGCATTACCACGACTGTCATTTTGATAAACAATACCAAATTGACCACGGGTACCGGGATCATATTCAGTAATTGTATCGGTTGTTAATATATTAGCACTCACGCTTTCAAAGTTTGTAGCCACTCCATTAACAAGAGTACTAAAAGTAAACACTGGCAGTATAGTATTTGGAATAGCAATATTATATTGCTCGGTACGAATGCCATTAATTATTTTGCTAGCATATGGCTTGCCAACTTTTTGACTAGAGGAGATTGCAGCATTTAATATTTGTGTGAACTGGCTTGCCCAATTAGCATTGTTAGGATCATTCCAATCAACTTTAACTCTGCTCAAGTTATTGCCATTAATATCTTGAATATTTTCGCTTGTGCTTACACTATTAATTTTTAAAAAGCCACTAGCAGCACGGTTACGATTTGGGCTATAATTTAATTGTTTTACTAGTTTCAGGACGCTATCACGACGTTCTGCAGTTTCTAAGAAATTTTCACGAGCATTTAGGTCTGTACGAAATGCAACACTTTGTGCTGTAAATGCAACTAGATCAAGCAGTGCTACATACTCACTGCTTTCAATAAAGTCATTAAAATCTTCTGCATAGTAGGTCTTGATATAATCAACCATAACCTTACGCAGCGTCTCAAAGTCATAGCTTTGAAAATCTGCATTCGAAAAAGTTGTATATATTGTTTTCCAATCTTCTGCAGCAAATATATTTGTTTGGCGTGTACCAGCACTCATTATGTTTTACCCTTGTATTATTTATTTGTAAAATAATATGCGTATATTAAACAACATAGAGTTTGTTTAAACTACGATCAAAGAGTACATTTAGTGCTGCAAGTTGATTGGTTCCTGAAAATTGAAGCTGAAAGTTTAACAATAAACCTTTGCCATCAGGTGACTCTTGTATAAGAGCTTTACTAATAACAGAAAAGCGTGGATCATAAGCAATAATACGATTAATATCTTGCGAAATTTCTGTTTGCAGAGCAGGCGTTAATGGATCAAATAATCGATTCCAAATAATAGTTCCAAAATTTGGATTCATTAATTTCTCACCTTTGCGTATAGAAAGATGATTCAACAAATCTTGCACAATAAGATCGTTGTCGCTTAGTGCATAAGGACCAAAGTCACGATTAACAGTACTAAAACCTTTATAAAGAGCCATATGTTATTTACCTATTAACAACTTGCTGCACCTTGGCCAGTTGCCGCCGAACCTTGCGGCGTAGCTTGACCGCCACCACTGGTTGCAGCACCTGCACCAGGTGATAGGGTAGGTCCAGTTACTGCAGCAGTGCCGCCTGTTGCTAAATCACCAGGATTTCCTTGCGGTGCGCCATTAGGTCCATTTACACTAGTATCATTGCCAGCATAAGCATTTAGCGTTTGCGTATTTGTAGTTTGTGTTCCACTTGGTCCAGTTAAATCTGGATTATTTCCTTGAGTTGCATTCAGTGTTTGACTTGTATATTGATTGCCTTGTTGAATACTATAATCAATACTGCCTCTATCTTCAACTGCATTAAGTGTTTGACTAGTATATGGCGTGTAGGTAGCATTGCCAGCGTTTAACGAGTTAGTTGGTGCATTTGCACTAATAACATCTGGATTTGAAGGCGGTGTTGGAACATAATTTCCACTTATACTTGCATCATTTTGTTGAAGTGATGTGACAGTTTGACTTGTATACGGTGTATCAAATACAACAGGTTGATTTTGTCGTCCAACACTTGAATAGGCAGTATCAATTACTACAGGTACATTTTGTCTACCAACACTTTGATATGGTGTATCAATTACTACAGGTTGATTTTGTCTTCCAACACTTGCATAAGCAGTGTCAACTGATGTAGGTTGGTCTGATGATTTTGTATAAAGATAACTTGTATCTGTAGCTTGCACAACCGAACCATCACCGCTTTGTGAAAGCGTTATAACTTGACCAGTTCGCGGATCATAATATGATTCACCAGGCGCAGTGTTTGTTGCATCTGTATTGGTTGCTGGTGTTCCAATGAAAGATGAACCGCTGCCACCGCCATTGTTAAGCGGTGTATTGGTTAGGTTTCTAGAATCATCAGAGCCTGAAGATATTGCTTTATCGCCTTCATTTGCCGTTGCAACTGTATTTTGAGCAGCATTTGTAGAATCAGCCGTATTAACTTGATCTTGTGTAATAGTTTGTGGTGCGCCATTTACAGTTACAGGCGTGCTGCCATCCTTAGTAACTGCACAGAAATTTTCTCCACTTTCTGCCGTGCCTTGACCATATGGGATAGTACGTACACCACAAGGATGACCTGCCCACTGATCTTGTACCTGAATACCAGTAATATTTCCATTCGAATCGTAGTTATAACCTAAGAAAATAGCAGCATGACTTTGACCTGGTATATTTTGATAGGTTCCATTACTTCCGAATGTTGCAATGACTGTGCCAGGTTGCAGTGTTCCACTAGTGACACTAGTGCCAGGTTGCCAAGTTGAAGTGGTGCCACAATTACTTGCTGCTTGAACAAGAGCTACACACTGACCGCTACCAACACTTTGTCCAATGTATGAAGTGTATGCTTGTCCGCCAGTAGCAAGACCTAGATTCACACCACTAGTATTTGCAACAGAACTTGCGCCACTTATTGCTTGACCAACTGAAGTGCCAATAGCATTAGAAACTGTTCCAACCACATTATTAAGAACATTATTAATAACACGATTTGCAATTTGCGTAAGTGGGCTATTGCCACTTAGAATACCATTGCTACTGTTTGCTGGATTAATAAAGCCGCTATTAGGATTTACATTCACATAATTATTTGTTTGACCAACGCCATTATTGTTTTGCCAAGCTGTAGTTTGTGCTTGTGCTTTTTGTGCAAATGTGCTTGGATCAAGTCCAAGACTTATAGCGCAGCCTGCTACAACTTGATCATAGGTATAGATTACTCGACCTTGCACAAAACCAATCACTGCACTTGCCCATGCTATACGAGTTGCGGGATCACTTAGTGTTACAAAACTATTGCCATTGATACCTGTTAGGTTTTGAATATAACGTGCCATACTTACAACATTATTATCTGTAAGTGAAGAAGCTTGCAAATATTTTTGACAATATTGTGCGTTTGTCAAATATGTAGTTCCGCCATATGAGTCAAACAATGTCATAAGTGCAGCAATGCCATTTTCTGGTTTAGTATATACAGCAAGATTATTACAAAATCCAACAGCATACTTGTCGCTAGTAGCATATTGTAAATTGCCTGGATTGTTTTG